ATCGTGGGTGTGTCCACATATCCAGAACCACCACTTGTAATGGTAATAATGCCAACTACACCACTACCAATCGTACAAGTTGCTGCTGCTCCTGCACCATCTCCAAAAAATGCAACTTTTGGTGCTACTGTATAACCAAAACCAGAGTTAATAACCTCAACAGACTGAACGGATTTTAAATTTGGATTTGTATTATCAGTACATACAACAATTCCTCCAATCATTGTTGCAGACCCAATACCAGTTAGTCCTCCTGATGGTGCAGATGATATTGCAACTCTAGGAGCACTTGAATAACCACCTCCCCTATTTGTAACAGTAAAGAATCGAATTCCTCCTGACACTACATTTGTTATTGCAGTCGCAGTTACTCCAGTTCCAACAAGAGTTAATGTTTGAATTGGGCCAATAGGAACGAAAGAATTATCTGGATCATTATCATCAGATCCTCCGATAGTATCATCAATTTCACCAACTCCAGTATCAATAACCTCATCCTCATATTGAAAGAGTTCACAAGTTAATTGATATGTGTAATTACCTTGTAATTGATAAAATGGTTTTTCGTGCTCTACATATTTGATTTCAAATAAACGATCTCCGAGAGGGAAATATATCAAATCTCCTTCTTTAGGTCTATTTGATAATTTAATATTGCTCAAATTTTTTATTAGTGGTGAAATATAAGTTTCAAATCTTTCTCTGGAAATTTCTAAAGTCAATTCATTTAAATTTTGAATTCCAAATTTGGAAAGTATTGTAGGATTATCTCCATATCCATCATAACTACTAATGTATGCTTCTATTGGATATGCATTATCAAAAACTGATTCAATAACTTCTCTTAAGACTGTTTTTTCTGTAATATATTTTCTGGGCAAATAATGAACCTCAACACCATAAATTTGAATTGATTCATTAATCAAATCTTGCATTAAATTCTTTTCACTTGCAGACCCCTGTAGAAAAAATGGATTGAGCATCTGATTATCCTATCATATCGAGAGGAGGCAACTCATAAGTATTTGACATTTTTTCCATAATTGCATCAATTTCTTTTTGAGCATCGTCATAAATTTGTCTACCATTCAATTCAACACCACCGGGAAGTTTGAGACCTTGAAATTTGATTAAATTTTGTCCCCATTGACGTTTGATAAGTGATGTTAAATATGGTTTTAAGAATGAATCATTCCAGACTCTTGAAAAATCATTTGGATCAAGAAGTCTCCAACAATCAATTACTAAATAATCTCCAACATTTACACTTGCCCAGTCAATATCTAAATATAATCTATCCATTCTCTGATTGAATCTGATTTGTTTTTCTGTATTGAGAAGAAAATCAATATCTTCCAAATAAGTTTTTACCATTGCATATGATAAAAGTTCAGTTGAACCCCAGTAGTAAATATCATTTAAAAATAATTGATATTTTACACTGAACATATTATTTGTAGCAGTATTGGATCCATCAAATTTAAAAATTTTATTAATTCCAATAATTGATGAAGGTATTTGTAAATAATTACTATTTTCTCGATATGTAAAAGTTGTTGCGGTTCCAACTATAGTTGCAGATGCTGTCGTAGTAACTATTCCTGCAGTTGTGCTATTTCCTGCAGGAGCCCTACCACGATCAATATCTCCCTGAGTAATTTGATACTTTAAATATATTTGAGTTACTCCGTCAAAATGCCTTTCATTAAAAAATTGAAGGGCATCATCAACCAAATCATCAATTTGTTCGTCTGCAACGTTAATTTCTAGAACTGGTGCTCCAAGTTTTCTTTTGCAGTAATCTATTAAACCTTGTCTTGATGATGGTTGTGCCATTTATTTTTTGCTCTTTTTAAATATTTATAGCAATGTCTTTATATCTACAGTTATTATTTGATAGAACCTAAAGATGAAAGAACCTCTTGCTGCTTCAAATATAATTTACAATAACATTTTGCAAAATCTTTTGCAGTTTCAATATCACTAATACTATCTATTTCTGTGCTTATTTTAAAGTATTCAAAATTTTTACTTAAATTTTCAAGTTTAATTTCATCGGGATTCATTGACTAAACTCCTTAATAAAGATTTTATTTCATTGAGATCATCTTTTATATTAGCAACATCGGATTCTAGATGTTGTATTTTTTGATTCTCATCTACTTTTACATTACGTCTATTTAAATATTCTTGATATTCTACCATATTTGTATTAATAATTGAATTTGTCTTTGAATCACGTAAAAGGTGAGAATGTCCTTCAACTTTTGCATATTTCATACTATGCTAATGCAATTACTCTTAAATCTTTCAATCTTGGAACATATACCTGACTTGTAGAAGTCATAATTATTTTGATTCGATACGATCTAAATGCTGGTAATTGATCTGCAGTAAATGTATATTCAGCAAATGGGACATCATTTTGTGAAAATCCAGTATTTGATACTAATGGAACAAAGGCATCTGGATGACCATTATTATTTTGAATATTGATTATTTGTCCTCTACTATTAAGATTTTCGTATCCAGGAAATGGAATAAATATTGGATTGAAGTTTTGATTTTCACTGATTGTATAAAATGCACGAATATCAGAATAAAGATTGTTATACGCACTAAGTAATATTTTAATCGATGTTCCTGGATTTTCAAGAGTAATTTCTTTTGAAAGATATTGGAATGCGGTTGGATCATCAAAAATACTATTAACTCTTGAATCTTCGGCATAATTTGTAATCACACTATTAACTCGATTTGAAGTTAATATTACACTTACTCTTTGAGTGTCAATAACTGGGCTCAATCTACTATCAATTGTGTTTAAGAACATTCTCAAATTCATTGACTTACTACCAGGGAGTGTTGAAAGGTATTGAGTCTCATTCACTTTTGATGCAATCATTCTTGGACTATCAAGATAATTTACTTGATTTAATGTAATACTATCAAATCCAGTATCAATAAATGGAATTTCATTTCCACTAATGCTGGATGCAGATATTGTTCTTATTTCTGAACTGAGTGAAGTTCCGGTCACAGTAACGTTCTGCACCATAGGAGTAATGATTTCAAAGGGCATATTTTGAGATGCCTTTATGTTATATCCTCCTGCTGATTTTGTTTGATTCAAATAAAGAATTGGATATCCAGATGAAGTACTTCTTGCTGTTCCTGTATTTGATGATGTATCCAATTTGATTGTATAAGAATCAAAAGTAATTGAATCTGTTGTAGTTACGTCTGATAAATTATGAGTTTTATTAATTCTTCTCAGAGAAACTCCATTTAACTCATACTTATAAACTGGTGTTCCAGTTGAATAGTTAATTGGATTTGAACCTCTTACAATTTGACCACCAATTGATCCAGAAGAAGTTGATGTATAAGAAATAATTTCATTTCCAATCAAAAGATATCCTGGATTTGTTGTTCCGACACCAACATTTTCAAAAGTTGAGAATGCAGAAGAATCATCAACAAGAATTGCTGATGTAGAATCAAAAGTATATCCTGATGTTAATTTTGTTGGTTTCACATCAGAAATTGCTCCAGAAATAGATACAAGATCTGTATTTGAATACATTCCGTGATTCTTATGATTCACTACAATGCTCAAACCATCACTTACAACATTAATTGCAGAAATTGTGACATTACCACCAACAGAAGAATTTAATGTTGTTGTAAGACCGGAGTTATTAATATATTGAACAGTTTTACCAGCACCAGTTACAAAATCTCCTTGAACATTATCAAGAATTAATTGATTAACTGCTGTAATAATGCCAATAGAGAATCTTGCGTTTTGTCCAATTGTAAGACTTCCAATCGTTGTAATTCCAAGAACATCACCAACTTGATATCCAGTCCCACCAGACACAATTGTAACTCCAGTGGATACAACTGAACCATTTGATATTGTTATATTTGCAGTTGCTCCTTGACCATTTCCGGTTATTGTGTCCAAGTTTACAGAACTATAAGTAGCAGATCCTGATGATGGAGTATATCCAATACCTGCATTAATTACACTTAATGTTCCTGTTGATATTCCTGCACTTCCAACAAAATTACCAGTTGCATTACTTCCCTGCTGGAGAATAGTATTTCCAAGGGTTAATCCACTATCTTGCACTGTGCTTCCCAATCCAACTCTAATTTTTCTTGAATTTAAATTCAGTGAATCTGGAAGTAAAGTTGCAATTTGATTGTTGCCCTCTGTTAGTTCTGGACTATAGAATTCTGCAGATCCAGATTGAATAAAATCAGCTCTGTAAAGTGTGAATTTCAAATCTTCCCACTGACTTGGTTCCCAAGTAGAAGCATTTTGAGATTTAAATAAAGATCCTAAAGTTGGTTGATTTGAAATAAACGTTTGTGTCAGAAGATCATTTTCACCAATTCTACAAATATAAACACTATATTTTGTAGAGTTTGATGCTATACAGACACAATATTCTTGTCCTCCTTCAAGATATACTGGTGCCTTAAATACAAAGGAAGTTGCAACAGATCCATCACCCGATGTAGAAACTTGATTTGGTTCTAATATAATTTCAGAAAATGGAAGAATCTTTTGTGTTGGAAAACCTCCTTGCATAGTTCTAATTTGAAAAGTTACAGGAATATCAGTATCATCTTTTGATCTGAAAAATACATCACATCTTGTTAAAAACACTCCTGTGCTGTCTTCCACTAAGAATGATTGTGCTAGTGGGTCATACCATTGAGTAACTGTCCTTTGTCTTCCTTGAGAACCAATTGTCTGTGTTGAAATTACCTGTGTTCCTGTGGTTCTTGAAACTGCTCTATCTTCAAATTCTTGTTTATTTTGAATTCGTGCATTTCTTACAGAAATAATATTTTCTTGAACTGTTTCTAAAGTTCCACTTGAAGTAAATCCTTCTTCGGCAATTGTTGTTGCTACATTTTGATCGTTTGAGTTGTTGTTAATTAATGTAAAAACTTTAGATCCAGTTTCAAATTTTGGATGAACATTAATGTTTGGGTTTGGTAAATTAAAACTTCCAATTAAAGTTGCAGATAAATCAGAAATCAATCTCACATTTGTAATTGTTGCTTGAGCCCCACTTGTTTTTCCAACGAGAACCATTCCACTTTCAACTCTTCCACTAAATTGACCTTGAGGTTCATTTGATAGTGAAAATGTATCAACATTCAAAATAGTTGATGTTGATGAATATGTTCCTTGAAGAACTTGACTTGTATATGGATTCAAAGAGAAAGTCGTTGTTGCTACATCGTAAGGACCTTCTTTATGATTTGGTTGAGCAACTCTAAAAGTTATTCCTGGTTTTGTATTTGTATCATTTGAACCCAATCCGGTGTTTTGAATTGACCCAACCACAGTCTCTCCGGTTTGAAAGGTGCCGGATGTCATATTAATTTCTAAAAGTTTTGGAACACAATACTTTGTAACATCAACTCCATCAAAAAATGCATACATCTGAGTAAGTGGTTTTACTTTTTTAGAAATAAATTGTATATTTCTTGATCTCATGAAAGAAATCACATTTCTACTTACAACTCTATCACCAACAGAAGTTTGATCAAATTGTTCAGTAACAATAGTTCTATTTCCAGTTCTTGTCCGAACTCCCGTATCTCTTACCTCTCGTAGAGTTTCCTGAACTACAGTATCAAATACTGTTTCAGTTCTACTCCCAACAAGTATACCAAAACCACCATTTTGACTTTCCTTAATATCTCCACCCCCACTAATAGTTCTTGTTCTTGTACTTTGCGTAACATCTGAACCAGTCCAATTTGTTTCCCAGGCATTCCATACTGTTGGTGAAAATCCTGTTTGTGGATCAACATTTAAAGTTCTGCTTGCAGTAGCAAGAGTTTCTGCATAATTTCCTTGTGTATTGATTATTTTTGCTTCGACTCTTGTAGTATCTACCCAAGTATCAGATGATGGAGTAAGTTCTACAGTTCCTTGCCAAAAACTAACCAAAAATGGAGTTACACTTTCAGATCTTGTTGCAAATGTTTGCTTGAACCATTCACGTTCTGCATAATCCAAAGTAATAATATCTGACGATTTTCTAATATTGACTCCCTCTGGAGGTGAAAATTGAAGATCTGCATTTGGGTCAACATTAATCACAGGTCCTGCAATTAAATCTACAGAATTTGTATAGTGTTGGGGCCTTAATTCTTTATTTCTTAAGTCAATACTATTTTTGTAAGAAACACCATCTTCTTGTGCAAGAAGTGATGTGAAATTATCTACAAAAAATCCAGATTTAAATCTATTCAACCCATTTGAGTCGGGAACAAAAAGTCCTGCAGTATTCGTTTCCAATAACGAAAGAGAAGTATAATATTCTAAATTTTTAATACGATTTTCAAGTTGTTTGATATCTACCATTCGATATCTCTTGTAATCTAAAAATTCTATGGAAGCTTGAGAGGCATTATAAAGATATGGTGGAAGAGTGACCGTAGAAATTTCTATTGCATCATCAACGGATACTGGTTTTTCTGGTCTTTCTGCAGGAGTACCATATTTGACTTGTAATTTACCATCTTTTGAAAGATAAACTCTATCAATTCTTCCCAAATAGAAAGAAAAAGTTGTGAGAATAGATTCATCTGAGGCAAGAACATTTGCTGCAGAATTTCCAGATGCATTAAAATTTCTACCATAAAATTCTAATGGTGATCTAGAGTTTTCAGATACAGTATATGGAGAAGTTCTTGGTCTAATATCAATAATATCTGAATTTCGAATTCCATTTACAGTTTGTACTTCTTTAACATAGTCAAAAGTATTGTATGAGTTTGCTGTTGTAATATCTCCATCATCTGAGGATTGGTAATAACCACTTTGAAAATAAATTTTTAATCTTTTAGTTGGTTCATCAGAATCTGATTTTCTATTGATTACACCAAAATCATAAAATGTTCCTTCTTGCCCAGTAGAGAATTTATAATTTGAAGAAATATTGAAACTATCAATATTTAATGTTACAATAACTGCACGAATATTTGATTCTTCAAATACTAATGTTTCTCCTTCTTTAAA